CGTAATCTACTTTACCCCCTCACCTAATTAACAGGAGGTTGACATGTCAACACCAGAAGTAAAAGTCAAGAAGCAGATACGCAAGATACTAGATGAGTTGGGCGTGTACTACGCCATGCCCATCGGGACAGGGTACGGGAACTCGGGCGTGCCTGACTTCCTTGTATGTGCTAACGGCAAGTTCGTTGGCATTGAAGCGAAAGCAGGTAGGGGTAAAACCACCGCGCTACAAGAAGCCCATCTGAGCCGCATACGTGGCGCAGGGGGGACGGCAGTTGTCATTAACGAAGACAACATACACACATTAAAGGAGGTTTTATCATGACGGAAATGATGTCACAAGAAGAGTTAGAGCAACGTGTTGGAGAGATGTCGGATGCCGAGCAAGCACACTTCAAGCTACTCATACACAAGTTGGTCATGTGCTACGGCAAAGGCAACGCGCAAGCTGTTGTCATCATGGGTCGTGCGGAAGATAGCATAGCGGGAGTCGTCACCCTAAACTGTGATGAGATGGAGGCGTCGCAACTCATGTTGGCGGCAAACGATTTTTTCGGCTTTCTAAACGTCGTGGACGCACCGCCCAAGGAGAAGTTTAATTGACCAAACCATTCGACAAAATAATAACCATCGACTTTGAGACGTACTGGGACAGCAAAGAGTACACGCTCTCTAAGATGACAACCGAGGAGTACATACGCCATGAAAAATTTAGAGCGTTCGGAGCTTGCGTCCATGTATACGGAAGCGATGAACCAATTAGATGGTTTGGAGATACAGAGTTACGTGAGTACCTTGATGGGGTCGACTGGGGACGAACCGCAGTGCTTGCCCACAACGCACAGTTCGATGTATCAATTATGGAGTGGAGATACAACGCCCGACCATGTTTCATCTTCGACACGTTATCGATGGCGCGAGCTTTACGTGGCGTGGAAGTTGGTAACAGTCTTGCCAAGCTTTCCAACGACTTTGGACTTGCCCCAAAGGGTAACGCTATTTACTCGACAAACGGATTGTCCGAACTTACCCCTGTTGTTGAGGAAGAACTTGCGAACTACTGCAAACATGATGTGTATCTGTGCGAGGAAATATTCAAGAGACTTGTTGTTGCTTACCCATCCAAAGAGTTAAGGCTCATAGACATGACGCTCAAGATGTATACGCGTCCGCTGTTGCAATTAGATCAACCAATGTTAATCAAGGCATTAGCCGAGGAAGGAAACGCTCGTGAACAACTACTTCAGAGGCTCGGCGTGGAAGATGCTGAGTTGGCATCGAACCCAAAGTTTGCTGAACTACTTACAAAACTCGGTGTGGTTCCGCCAACCAAGACAAGTAAGACGACAGGCAGGACAACACTTGCCCTCGCTAAAAATGATGCCCTATTTCAGACGTTGCTTAACAGTGAACGTGAAGACGTTGCCTTACTTTGTCAAGCGCGTCTTAAAGTTAAATCAACCACTGAGAGAACGCGTGCCCAAAGATTCCTTGACATCGGCAAACGCGGCACGCTTCCGGTTCCGCTCTCGTACTACGGGGCGCAGACGGGTAGGTGGACGGCGGCCAAAGGCTCGGCCATCAACATGCAAAACCTCAAGCGAGGTTCGTTCCTACGTAAAGCAATTATGGCTCCCGAGGGCTATCAACTGGTCGTTGGGGACTTATCTCAGATTGAACCGCGAGTTCTCGCATGGCTTTCGGATTACCAAGATATGCTCGACATCTTCAAGGGAGGTGGTGACCCTTACGCGGCTTTCGGGGCTCAAATGTTTAACATACCGAACCTCACCAAAGACTCTCATCCAGACCTACGCCAATCTGCAAAGTCTGCGCTACTTGGGTGCGGTTACGGCCTCGGTTGGGCTTCGTTTGCCTCTCAACTACTCGTCGGATTCCTCGGTGCACCACCGGTCAGGTATTCGAAAGACTTTGCTAAGAGGTTAGGCGTTGACTCGGAGTACGCTGAATCATTCGCCAAGTGGAACGGCAACGACGAGAAGATGTTTGACATCCCACACACTTGTTCTACCAAGGAGTTGTTGCATCATGTGCTTGCGTCCAAAGCTATCATAGATACGTATAGGAGAACCGCGCACCCTGTTGTAGCGTTCTGGAGTCTCTGTGAAACAGCTTTACACAGGGCGCTTGTCAATGGTGAGGAACTGGTGTATAAATGTGTTACGTTCCGCAAAGGTGAGATAGAATTACCAAACGGGATGAAGTTGTTGTACCCCAATCTTCGCTATGAGAAGGACGACAAAGGTAGGAGCCAAGCAGTCTACGGGCCACACGCTACCAAGTTGTATGCAGGGAAAATAACGAACAACATTACGCAGGCATTAGCACGTATTGTTATGACGGATGGTATGTTGAGGGTAGCAAAGAAATACCCAATCGCAGGCACAGTGCATGACGAACTGATTGCTGTTGTACCTGACGATGAAGTGGTTGACGCTAAGACTTGGGTCTTGGCGCAAATGACTATGGAGCCAAGCTATATGCAAGGTATTCCATTGGACGCTGACGGTGGCGCTCACCGTAGATATGGGTTAGCAAAAAACTAGGAGAAGCAATGCAGATACCAAAACAAGTATCGGTTGGCAGAAAGACGTATGTCATTACCCGACCGCACACAATCCAAGACCCTGCGTCTTATGGGCGCACGTACTACGACGAGAACCGCATTGAGATAGCGCGGTTCGACAATCAAGGCAACACGTTTGAGCAAGAAGAAATCGACGACACGTTCTGGCATGAGCTTACACACTGCATCCTGTACGACATGGGCAACAGCCTGTGTGACAACGAGCGCTTCGTTACAGCTTTCGCCAACCGCCTTTCTCAAGCAGTCAACTCAGCAAAATTATGAAACAACCCGCATGGTCACACTCAGCCCTCAAAGATTTCGAGGGTTGCCAACGCCGATACCAAGAGGTCAAGGTCTTGAAGAACTACCCGTTCACTGAGACTGAGGCAACACGTTACGGCAATCAGGTACACAAGGCTATTGAGGACTACATCGGAGAGGGTAAACCAATACCGCCTGAGTACTCACAGTTTCAACCTGTGGTGGACGCCATGCTGAAGAAGAGTGGGCGCAAGCTTGCCGAGTATGAGATGGCGCTGACTGTCGACCTCAAGCCAACAGGTTGGAAAGACAAAGACGTATGGGTGCGCGGCATTGCTGACATCCTAGTCGTTGACGACGACAACCTCACAGCTTGGGTGGGTGACTGGAAGACTGGCAACAACAAGTATCCGGATAGAGATCAGCTTGTCCTGATGTCGCTCATGGTGTTTGCCCACTTCCCACACATCCGCAAGGTCAACTCTGCTCTGCTATTCATTGTCAAGAACGACATGGTCAAGATGTCGATGGCGCGAGAAGATGCCGACAAACACTGGTGGGACTACCGCGAGCGTACTGCGCGGCTTGAAGCTAGCTTTGCCAACGATGTGTGGAACCCAAACCAAACACCTCTGTGCGGGTGGTGTCCAGTAAAAACCTGCGAATTTAATAAGAAACACTAGGAGAAACAAATGGCCTTACATTCACCAAACGAGTTCACGCAAACCCCATGCAAATGCCACATTTGCCATCAAGAAATTAGAGAAGACCAATACGCCATCGAGCACTCAGACCATGGCGTGCTATCGCAGAGCACAGACCCCCGAGTGGCCAACATACACGACCACATTGAGGGCTACGTGTCATTGTGGTTTCACCCAGAATGTGCGACAGTTATGGCGTTGCGCCTTGCTCATGACGTAATGCGCGTCAAAATGGGTAAAGATCAACCCGCCCGAGTGGTAGACAGCCTAAGGGCGATCTCAAAAGTTAACCAAGCCAGATAGGAAAACTCATCATGCCTTACGCACCCGGCAACCGCCCATCGTATGAACCATATCAAAAAACTGAGAAAGCCAAGAAAGCTAGAGCCGCTTCAAACAAAGCGCGGCGCATGCTTGAACGTGAAGGACTAGTACATAAAGGAGACGGCAAAGATGTCGACCACAAAAAGCCATTATCAAAAGGTGGAACGACCACACGTTCGAATCTCCGCGTCAAAGACGCGAGCGCAAACCGTTCGTATGCGCGAAAGTCAGACCACTCTATTAAGTGACATACCTACTACAAGACTTATTGATCTCTGGGTAGCGCGTTGGGGACATGACTGGGTTGATCTACAGGATGTAGTAAGCGACCCATTCTACAAAGACGCGTATGACCGAATGAGAAGAGAAGGTGAACTTGAGGTTCACTTCCTAACCGACCGCTCTAAGTATGTGTGTCGCAACCCAAAATAAATTAAGGAGAAGCAAATGGGAATGGTAAAAACTAAGATGATAGAAGATGCGTTAGATGCGCTGAACAGATCTATGGCTACGTTCAACCCTAACAATCACCCTGTGTACTCAATACCTTTATCCGAACTTGTCAATCTATGGCGTGCAAAGTTTGGGGATACGTGGATAGACGTATCGGAGTTAGACGATGACTTTTGGGAAGACGCATCTGCACGCTTACATAAAAACAAATTGATGGAAGAACTTGACCATCACTCCGGTAACACGCCTTGGGCTAGGTTGAGGGAAGATGTGTAATGCAAATCGTCGACGACAAGGCGCTTGTACTGCGCACACGCAACCCACACAAGTACGCGATCATTCCGAAGCACAAGATCATCTCTGAGTCAGAGGGTATCTTTGAGGTAGCTGTGTACTGGGGGCTCGATGAGTCTCGCGTGCTACGCAACCTCGGTGTGAAGGATGTGCCATCGCCTATCACTAGGCGCTATGACTGGCCGGGAAAGTTTATACCAATGGCTCACCAAATAGAGACAGCGGCTTTCCTCACACTTAACCGCAGAGCGTTCTGCTTTAACGACCCCGGAACTGGCAAGACTTTATCTGCGCTATGGGCGGCTGACTTCTTGATGAAGCGTGGCGAAGTTCGTCGCATACTTATTCTCTGCCCCTTGTCCATCATGCACAGCGCATGGATGGGTGACATCAACCGAAGCGTGATACACAGGAGTGCCGTTGTCGCGCACCACTCTCAAGCTAGTCGGCGCATTGAAATGATTCAGCAAGACTACGAGATTGTGATTGCCAACTATGACGGCCTGAACTTGATTGCTTCTGAGATCACCGCTGATGGTAGGTTCGACTTGGTGATTGTCGATGAAGCCAACGCATACAAGAACCCGTCTACTCGCAGATGGAAGACACTTGCGTCAATCATCAAGCCTGAGACATACCTGTGGATGATGACGGGTACGCCTGCATCGCAGTCACCAGTGGATGCGTACGGTCTTGCTAAGTTTGTTAACCCAAGCGGTGTGCCTAAGTTCCAGACATCGTGGCGCGACAAAGTGATGAACAAGATCAGCATGTTCAAGTGGGCTCCGAAGGCTAACGCCAAAGACTTAGTGTTTGCGGCGCTTCAACCTGCAATACGTTTCACCAAAGATCAATGCCTTGACTTGCCTCCTGTCATCACAGTCACACGCGAAGTGCCAATGACACCACAGCAGGCTAAGTACTACAAGCTACTCAAAGAGCAAATGCTTTTCCAAGCTGCCGGAGAAACAATCAGTGCCGTCAACGCAGGCGTTGCCGTAAACAAGTTGCTACAGATTAGTTGCGGTGCCGCGTACACAGACGAGAAAGAAGTTGTAGAGTTCGATGCCGCGCCTCGCCTTGGTGTATTGGAGGAGGTGTTAGAAGAGACAAGCCGCAAGGTCATCATCTTCGCGCTGTTCCGCTCAAGCATTGATACCATTGTCAAGTATCTTATTAAACACGGCTACGCCGTTGACCAGATTCATGGCGACGTGTCTGCAACCAAGCGTGGTCAGATCATCAACGACTTTCAGACCACCGACAACATCCGCGTGTTGGTGTTGCAACCACAAGCGACCGCACACGGGATTACCCTAACTGCCGCTGACACAGTTGTGTTCTTCGGCCCACTGATGTCTGTTGAGATGTATACGCAGTGCATAGCACGAGCCGACCGCAAAGGTCAAGACTCAGACAAGGTCACTGTGGTGCACATTGAATCAAGCCCGATAGAAAAGAAATTATTCAACGCAATGAATACAAAAGTTTCCGATCACGCTTTGCTTGTCGGCATGTTCGACAGTGAAGTAAAAAATATTTAAGAAAGGAGTTGCAAATCAATTTAATCGTGCTATGCTGTCAAACCATTGACAATAAAATAATTTAAGGAGAAGCAAAATGTTAGCTATAGATGATGAGGAGTCTGCTCCTCAGGAAGCGCCGACAGAGGTCACTGTCCCCATGGACAAGTTGGCGAAGGTGTACCGCAAGATGCAATCACGCATACAAGAGTTAACCGCTCAGTATGAGAATGAGATTGAAGACATCAAGCGTCAGCAAGAAGCGGTGAAGATCGCGCTTAAAGACCAGATGCTCAAGCTTGGTGTATCAAGTGTGCGCACAGACCAAGGTACCGTGGTGTTGTCTACCAAGACACGCTACAACACACAGGACTGGGACTCGTTCAAAGAGTTCATCAAAGAACACGATGCGTTGGACTTGTTGGAGAAGCGTATTGCGCAGACCAACATGGCTACGTTCTTGTCTGAGAATCCCAGTCTAGTCCCCGCAGGGCTCAACTCTATGACAGAGTACGCCATTTCAGTTCGTAAACCAACCAAGTAATCAGGAGAAAACTATGAGCAATGTAGCTCTATTCAACCCATCCCAAGCCCCCGCGTTCGCAAAGAACCGCACCTCGTTGTCCCCCATTGCCAAAGCCCTAGCCGGTGGTGCAGTCGGTAACCGTACCAAGAGCATCTCCATCAAAGGCGGTGTGTTTCGTTTGAACGAAGGCGGCAAAGAGATCGCCGCTATCGAAGAGCGCTACCTCGATGTGGTGATTGTCAATGCCGCGCCTGATGTTTCACGCGTGTTTTATGCGAAAGCATACGATGGTGAAGTGTCTGCGCCTGACTGCTGGTCACAAGATGGCAAGACACCAAGCCCCGAAGCAAGCAACCCACAGCACAACAAATGTGATGGTTGCGAGCAGAACATTGCAGGTTCAGGTCAAAACAACAGTCGCGCTTGCCGCTACCAACAACACATTGCTGTAGTGTTGGCCAATGATATGGAAGGTGCTGTGCTCAAGCTGACTGTGCCTGCCAAGTCTGTGTTTGGTAAAGAAGAAGGTGACAACCGCGCTCTGCAAGCATACGCTCGTCACTTGGGTGCACAGAACATTGACCCATCTGAGGTCATCACCCGCATGAAGTTCGACACCAAGTCTGAAGCACCCAAGCTGTTCTTCAAGGCTATGCGTTGGTTGACTGACGACGAGTTCCCAACCATTCAGCAACAAGGCAAGACAGACACCGCTGTTAAGGCTGTGACAATGTCTTTCTCTAAGTCTGAGAGCGTTGCCGCCCCTGCACCTTTGAAGCTTGAAGGCAAGCGCCCTGCGCCTGTGGTTGAGGAAGAGGTGGAAGCCCCCGCACCCAAGGCTAAGACCAAAGCCAAAGCCGCCCCTCTGCCCGCAGAAGATGACGAAGAGCCCGTAGTCCGCAAGGAAGAGAAGAAGCCCAACGCCGTGCCCAAGGCCAAGGCTGACTTGTCTGCCATGGTGGACGACTGGGATGAGAACGAGTAAAGGAGCAGATGATGAGACTTATGACGCGTGACTCTACACCAAGAGAATTTCAAAAAGTTTATCGCAAGGGTGATGTGGTTTATGTTCCACACTTTCGTAATAGCGATATGTTTGTAGGCCCCGGATACCCCCGTTTCACAAAACAACTCTACAACGAGTTTGAACTCGTTAGAGGAGGCGCTGTGCAAGAAAGCATGCCTTTGTGGACAAGGGGTAAGTACGGTATCGTTGACGACGGAAACCCATAAATATCGGGGGGAACGTCGCGCAATTTTTAGCTTGCAGACGAGCGGCTAGTACCCCCACCTACACCATGCCATATTCATCACAAGTAATTAACACAGTCAAGAAAGCGCCTAAGACGTTGGGTAACCAACTCGGGCGATGGGCTGTGCATCACGACTTCTCTGCCATCAAAGTATCCAAAGCAACAGGAGCCTCTCGGCAATCTGTTTACAACTGGTTTGGTGGCGGTGAAGTCTTCGTGGCTTACCGCCCTGCGGTAGAGTCTCTTCTTAAAATTTTGCAGTCGTCCGGTAGTGGCGATGACGCTTGGAGAAAAACATGCAAAGCATTCAACCTAACAACTTAAGCGATGAAGAAATACTGCGTCAGGTATACCTGATGGGTAATGAGATGCTCCCAAAAGAATGGGTAGAAGTTCTGTGTGAGCGTTTTGCCAAAGCGCTTGACTACTATCAAGACAGATACGATGAAGGCTTTGCTGACGGCTCTGCCAACGGCTTAGACCACGGAACCAAGCGAGGATTTGAAGAAGGTTTTGCCGCAGGCGTAGCACACGCAAACGACCCCGAACTAAAATAACCAAAGGATACACATGACATCCGCTGAGTTTTTAGCGGTGGTTTTGCCGTCCGAAGGTTTTGGCCTGTATTGCGCGGTAGAACTCACAAAGAAGAAAGAGCATGTATATGCGGCAAAGATTGAGGAACTCATCCCGACGATTGAGGAGTGGCACGCCAACAACTACGACGTCTTCTATGCCTTAGCTACCTTTGACAAGAAGCGCGGCGCTGAAGATGCGCAGTACCTCAAGTCGTTTTTCGTTGACTTGGATGGCTACGCTACCAAGAAAGCGGCGGCTGATGCGCTGATTGAGTTTCTCCAGAAGTCTGGGCTTGATTCGCTAGGTACGCCATGGGTGGTTGACTCAGGTGGGGGCTTGCATTGCTACTGGCCATTGAAGGACGAGATTCCTGCGACTATATGGAAACCCGTTGCCGAGAACTTGAAGCGTCTGTGCAAACAGGAAGGCTTCAACATCGACATGACGGTGACTGCGGACACTGCGCGCATCTTACGTGTGCCCGGAACTGCCAACAACAAGAAGAAGTATGCAACGCCGCGCCCTGTCCGAATAGTCCAAGAGGGTGACATTTTTGACTTCTCGACTTTTTCACCACTTGTTTATGAGAAGTTGGAAGAGGTGCCAGTTGTTCATGCTCCTGCACCCAAGCTAGACCTCCCCGGCCAACGCCCACAAAGCGCTCAGACTCGCGGTCAGGTCAAGCTGATACAAGATAGCTTCACGCTGTTTGGGAACTTCGAGAACCAGTGTGGTCAGATTCAAGACTACATTGCAACGGCTACCGAGGACGGCAAGGAACCCATCTGGCGTGGACTACTGTCTTGGGCGAAGGTCTGTGAGGATGGCTCAGAGAAGGCGATCTGGTTGTCGGACATGCACCCGTACCCACACGAGCGGATGCACCAGAAGATTGCTGAGATTAAAGGGCCATACGCCTGCATGAAGATGGACAGCGAGAATCCCGGAATTTGTACTAAGTGCAAGCACTGGGGCAAGATCACCAACCCCCTGATACTGGGGCGCGAGATCAAGGTGGACAACACCGCCAAAGAAATCATGCTGTCTGCGCCTGCTGAAGAAGACTTCGACGAGAGCGAGCTTGACTCTGAGGAAGCCTACGAGCCAGAAGATACGGGTTTACCCCTAGCACCCAGCGTGGTACGTCCTGTGCCCCCTCGTGGCTACAGCTATGGCGAGCATGGTGGTGTGTACTGCACACGTACCGAAGAGGACGAAGAAGGCAAGAAGTCCAAGAAGAATATTCAACTGGTTCCCTACGACTTGTTTGTGGTTGATCTGTTGAAGATGGAGAACGACCACCTGATTCACATGGCCGCTGTGCGACCCGAAGGCGTGCAGACGCTTAACTTTCCACAGAAATCTATTGTCAGCAAGGACGAGACGCTCAAGTGGTTGGCTAGTCAGAACATTGTGTCAACCTTTGCGGGTCACGACAAGACGCTGTTTGAGTATGTACGCTCATGCGTGGGTGAAGCTTCTCAGAACCGCAAACCAGTCGAGGTGCCGTTCCAATGTGGATGGCAGGCAGATCAGTCGTTTGTTTACAACAACCGCGTGTTCAGCAAAGATGGGCGCGAGACTCGAATACCTATGCCCGGGCTTGAGAACATCAACCGCAACACCAACGGCAAAGGCGACTTGGCTACGTGGCGTCACTTGTGGAAGACAATCTTTGTGGAGAAAGAGGGCATGGAGACAGCCTTGGCTGTGGCTCTGGATTCCTTTGGATCACCGCTTATGCGCTTTACTGAGTACGAAGGCTTCGTCTGGCACATCGGTTCACAGTGGTCAGGTACGGGTAAATCCCTAGTACTTAGCGCCAAGGCAGGCATCTGGGGTCACCCCCTGCGCTACCGCACAGGTAAGAGTACTTCTCCTGTTGCAATGCAACAAAGGGCGGGGTTGCTTAACAGCATGCCGCTTCTGATCGACGAGATCACCAACACTCAGCGCAAAGACATGGAGTGGGCACCTGCCTTTATCTTCGACTACGCAGAGGGTCAGGGCAAAGAACGTATGGAGTCTGGCTCCAACAAGGAACGTATCAACAACAGTACGTGGACGGCTACCTGTACGATGACGTCCAACACGAAGCTGACCGACTACATGGCGGGGGCGCGAGCCCACAGCTCCAACGGCGAGCTACTGCGTATGCTTGAGTGGACGCCTCACATCAAGCTGAAGTTTACAGCGGAAGAGCGCAAGGTATTGCTTGAGATCAAGCGCAACTACGGCGTGGCAGGAGAAGCTTGGGTGCGTTGGCTAGCGGTTAATCAGAAGACTGCCGAGGAGATTGTGCGCAAGGTTCACATCCACTTGAAGAAGGTCTTTAACTTCAACGACGATGAGCGCTACTGGCATGCGGGTTGTACTACAACTGTAGCGGCGGCTATTCTTTTGCGTAAAGAGTACTCTGGCATCCTAGACGTTGAGATCAACAAGGTCATCAACGCTCTCAAAGGACTTGTGGAGAAAGCTCGCGGCATCATGAAGAACAGCGTGCGCTCTGCTGAAGACGTGCTCAACGCCTACATCGGTGACAACTACGGAAGCTTTATTGTTCTGAAGAAAGTCGAGGGCAGAATCCTAGCAGCGTGGGGCGATAACGGCGACATCGTTGACCGCTCGACCACCAAGAGCAAGGTGCTCGGC